TCTGCTGTAACTGAACGTTTTTGAGAAGCAACTAACGATAAAGTATTTTGACGGATTTCTTCTAAAGTATCTCCTGATTTTCCTCCTGAGGCTGCTAATGGGTTTGTTGCTGCTAATGAATTAAAAATATAATTACCTGTAGTTGAATTTAAATTAAATAAATTAAATACTACATTTTCGGTTGAAATATTAGTTAACGTATTTGATTGCACGTTTGAAGTAACTCCTCCACCTACTAAATATCTTACAGTTAGTGTAGTATTAGATGGGGAAATACCATAAGTATTTGTATAAAGAAAATTAACTGGGGAATATGCTGCAGTTAGTTTATCTTGAATAAAAGGTAACCCTAAACCTACATTATTAGCATTAGGAGTTATTTCTTCATCTATATCATCTGGTGATCCTGCTCCAAATTGGATTTGAAGATTGGTTTGGGTTGTGAATCTAGTAGCAAATCTTCTAGCAACTTTTTTTAATTTTAGCAAATAAGGTACATTATCTACTTTATTAGGATCATTTATATTTGTATTTTTAATTGAATCTAAAACCATTTCTTGCCCTAAATGATCAACTTCATACCATACATTTCCATCAGAATCTGTTATATCTAAAATTTTAATTATATTATTATCAGATAAATTAATAGTAGTAAATGGTTGAAAATCATTAAAAGTAAATGTTTGAGTATTTGTTGTAGCTGATAAAGCGTGTCTAGATTTTTTTAAAAGATAATATTGAGGGGTATTCCCTGCTACTTGGTATACGGAAACTTCAGTAGGATCTTGAGAACTAGATAAAGAAAAATCTATTTTATCTTGAACAATGAATGCTGTGTTGTCTTGAGTAGATACTTGAGTATTTTCTTTAACCGTCATAGCATAATCATAATCAGGTACAACACTTCCACTAACTGTTTTTGCAGGTAATTGTTGATAAAAATCAATAGTTACTTGAGCAGCTGTAGTAACTTTAGGTTTATACCCAAACATATAAGATAAATCATATATATTATTATATTGTTGAGCATATTGAATAAAATTTTCCTGTAACTGGTTATCTAAATAGAAACTTAAAACATCCCCAACATATGCAGCTTGTTCCATAAACATCATTCCTGGGGAAGATGGGGAAAAGTCATTATATGTGTTTGGGAAGTAGGTTCTAGAATATTCTATTAAACGTTGTCTTAATTCGGAAAAATCACGATTAATATATTTTATGTCTCTATTAGTTGGGGTCATTATGTAAATTGGATTTCTAAATTATCAGTTATATTTGTGTTTATTACAGAATATTTCATTGTAACTGTAATTTGGTTTATATCATCTTGAGGAGTAATATCTAAAGATTCAACAGCAATATTTGGAAAATATGTATCTAATTTAAAAGAAATATCTTCTTTAAGGTTAATTAAATTATCTTCTGCTATTTGTTCAAAAATAAAATCTCTTAATCCTCCACCAAAACTAGGATTTAATGGTCTTTCTCCAGGGTTAGTAAGAAAAAAATTTATTAAATTATTTTTAATTGCATCTTTAGTCAAATAATTTGAAATAAATACAGCTGGTCCATTAAGAGGTAAGTTTACCCCAACAGCAACACTGCTATTAAAATCAATAGGATATATTTGTTGGGGGTTAAAAGCCATTATTTACTCATTAATTTCATTATTTGGTCCATTCCTATTTCACCTTCTCCTAAACTTCCATTTATAGGATCAACTGATTGGGGTCTAAAAGGTTGTTGAATATCATTTGATGTAAAACTTAAAGCTGTTTCACCTAATATATCCATGTATTTTGATTTCAAATCCATTGTTGGTTGAGTAAAAGATGGTTCTGGGGTGCGAGGAGGTGGGTTGTAAGCTTCTCTAATTATTTGTTTTGGTGCTTTAACTGCTTCAAGTAAAATTTCTTTCAATTCTTCTTGAATTGCTTCTCTAACTGCTTCTTTAATAATTTTTTTAAAATCTGTACTTTTCATATGTTTATAAATATAGGGTTAATCTGCTTTTAAATTATTTTGTTGAATATAAAATACAAGTTCATCTATTAATATCTGACTAATAGAACTAAAAGACCACTCTCCTTGGAGAAGGGATACACCTTGTTTATTTTTAGCTAAAGCTCTTTTACGTTTTAATGGATTAGTTGTATTTTCAGTTTCTATATCCATTATAAATCCATTCACTTCAATAACAGGGGTATTTTGAATATTTGAAGTTTGAGTTAAAATATTTAATGTTGAAGGTAAATTTGAATTAATCTCCGGGGTATCGGAGCAAATAGCAAATGCTTGGTCTAAAAGATTTAAATATTGTATACATTGAACTATAATATCTCTAATTAATGTTAACAGTGATGATATGTCATTATTTAATTTTCTTAGATCTACAATTGTTTTATCAAATTTTAATTTAAAATCTTCAATGTTATTTATAAGACTTACAGGTAAACCAGGAACACCAGGAACACCAGTTGATGAAGGTAATGGTATAAGTTTTAAAGTTTGATACGCAGTACTAAGTAATTCAATAACGCCTCCGGTTATTCCTAAAATTTTGGTAGATGTATCAATTAAAGTAAAAGTATTATTTAATACCGATACTAAATTATTTTTCTTTTTTAATAAAGAAGTAAGTGCTTCAGGTGAAGGGCAAAAGTTTTTTTCATCATCAAAATATTCTAAAATTCCAGCCTGACCACTTGCTACTAATTCTTGGGCTTTAGCCATACCAAATTCTGCTAATAAATCTAAAAGTGTTGGAATTAATTTTTGTTTAAGATTAGAATATGATTTAATTAAAATTTCTGTTTGAGGGTCTTTTTTATTATCTTTATCTTTACTAGCATTTATTTCAGCATTAGAAGATTGCTGGGCTGCTATTTTAGCTAAGTCTAATCCGGTTTTTTTATCAATAAGAGTAATTCTTCCTAAATCATCTAAAGTAGACCCATCCCCTTTTAAAGGAACAACTTTTTTAGTTATATATCCAGAAGCACTTATTTTAATTTTAGGAGTTAAAAATGAAAATGAACTTGGAACTAAATCTCTAGGATCAGTATTTAAAACAAATCTACCCTCATCCGTTGTAAAAGTTTCAAAATCTTTAAATGGAACATATTTTTCAACAAACCCTATATCAGCAGAAGCAGTTATTGGATTTTGTAACCATCTTACATCTTCTGGGTTAGGAATTTCACTTGGTGGAACTTTTTTCCTTGGTGGGTTTTTAGTAATAGCATAATATGTTGTTATATCTTTAAGAACATATTGTTCTTCACCATCTATATCTACATTGGTAGGATCTAATACAATAACATCAAATTCAATTTCTTTTTTATAAAAATATTGTTTACTAAAATTACTATTAATACTTGCTCTAATATTTCCCATAATATGTTAATTGGATGAAGATGAAGGACGACTTGTTATAGGAGAACTTACATTATTAAATGAATTGTTAGAGTTTAATTTAGCTGTCTGTAATGGGTTGGTTAAGTTGTAAGTAGTGGCTTTTTGTTGTGGGGTAAGTGATTGAATTGAGCCTGTTACACTATTATATGATGTAACTATGTCATTAATACTTTGTTGTCCTTGAGTTATTACACTTCCGACTCCTGAATTATTTATAAATTGTTCTAATCTTGCTCGAGTTTCTGCACTTACTAATGGTTTAAATTTAACTTTAGCATTACCAAGGCCCTCACCAGTATTACCAGAAATTACTTTTCCTTTTAAAGCAACCGTAGGAATACTTTCTTTTGGAAAACTCCAAAGATTAACACATGTAATTTTTTTTATTTTATTTTGAGATATAAAATCTTTTAAATTTGTAATATCTTTAGTATTATCATACCCTTCATTAGGAACTACTCCATTTAATTCATTTTTATTTCTTGAAAAAACTATAGTAGTAGGTGACAATTTTGAACTAGCTATTGTAGTTTGAGCGTTTGAATTTGAAGTAAGTTTATATACTGAAATTAAATATTCATCAGAATAATTAGTTTGATCCTGGTATGTTATTGATGGGTTACCTGAAGATGTTAGAAAAGTAGGGAGTGGTATGTTTCCAAAATTAGAAGTTAATGGTAATATGGGGACAGGAGTAAAGTCATTAATAATTGCTAATTCTTCTGGGGTTAGTGGGATGGTAGGGGATTTTTCTTTTAAAAAGTCACTTCCATAAGTTTTCCAAGCTGTTTCTGTACTAGGGCCAGATTTACCATATCCACTTCCTTTATTTAATTGTCCTTTTTTAGCAGTCCATTTATATCCTTTTTTATCTAACCAATCTTGAAAATCTTTTATACCTTGTTCTCCTCCAGGAGGAACTATGGAATTATTTGGATTTGTAGTTGTTGTTGTTGGTTTAGCTGGGGGTGCATTTAAATATTTTTTTTCTATTTCTGCTATTTTATCATTATTTTTTTTATTAAGATTAGTTAATTCTTTATCATATGCTTCATTTAATTCATTTTTATTTTCTGTTTTAGGATTGTCAACAATCTTTCCAACTTTTTTATCAATTAAATAAGAATTATTTAATTTGTCTAATTCATTTTGAAATGCTATTCTTTGATCATTTAATGCCTTATCTTTTTCACTAACTGGGGTAGGTGGTAATATAGGAGTAATTATAGTAGGAGTTGTAATAGGATTTTCTATTAATGGAACAGATGAGATTGGTGAATTCGTGACTATACCAAGATTATTTAGTTCTTGATTAATAGTATTAAAATCAGGTTGTATATTAAGTAATCTGATACTTGTAAATATATTATCTATAGTAGTTTGATTTGGGTTTGGTTGATATGTAATGTTATATACTCCTTGTCTAAGAGTTCCACCTAACGAAGAAGAAGCTATTTGATTTACTTTATTTATAATATCAAGAAATTGTTGAGCTTCGGAAGTGTATGTTCCTAAAAAACTATTAAATTGTTTTAAACTATCATTTAAAGTATTAATATCTGTAGATATATTGTCTATTAAAGAAGAGGAATTATTTGCTTTAAGTTTTTCTTTTAATGTTGGGAGACTACTTGAAAGTTCTGAATCGTTTTTAGGGGATTGGGTGATTAATTCTTTAATTCTATTTACACCTTGAGATACTTCATCTGCTAATAAAGTAATATCTTCAACTTTTTCTATATTTACTATCTGTTCGTATGTAAATCCTACTATTGAACCAGTATAATATAATGTTCCAAAAGCTGAACCTTCTGGGGTAAAGGTTTCTCTAACTAAAACTAGTTGATTTAATCTATCAACCATTTTTTTGGTTAAAGAGGGGAAATTTAATTTTGAAACTATATCATCTGCTGTATAGGTTAAAGCATTTCCAAATATTAAATCGGGATTTATTACATTCATATTACTGTATTTTTACAAAAGATGATTTA